ACCGTTCGGCTGCTGGCAGCGCACTGACCGCGGTCGGCGAGACACCGCTCGCCAACCCGGTAACGATGCAGGGTGGCCATGGCTACATGGCGGCGCAGTCGCCGGAAGGTGCGGTTTGGGCATCGGCTCCGAGTGTCGCCAGCAGGCTGGGCAATACCGTGCGCGATCTTTCCGAGACGACCGGCAAGCCGGTTTACCTGCCGTACACCGCGATGGGCGAGCGGTCGGTCGACTTTTCGCATCATGCGTCGGACACGCTGGCCAACATGCTGGCCAATGCCGCCGTTGGCCGCAGAGACCTTGGCTCGTTCAATGCCGCGATGCGCAGGACAGACGCCAACTTCGGCCCGGTTCGTGACTGGCCCGGCGTTCAGGCCGATGATCTCGCCGCATACTTGCGCGAGGGTGGTGGCGATGTGCGCAACAAATTCGCCAAGACCATGGACACCCGCCAGTTTCAGGAGGCCGGATTTCCCAGTGTCGCCGAGGCGCGCTACGCGGTGACCGATCCGCGGTTGCTCAATGTGCCGACCGGCGCATCCGGCCTGTCCATCGCGCGCGCCGATCCCACCGGCAGGACGTTCACCGAAGGCGCGCAGCATCTCACTTATCCGACCAAGCTGGCTGGTTCTTACGAAGGCGGCTTCGGCACCAGCGTGCCGAAAGAGGTTATGTTCCCCGACATGATCAACGCCTACCGCAGGCTGGGCTATGAGCCGTATCGCCACGACTACCTGATGGCGCGCGGCGTCGAAGGCGCGCCGACATATCAGCGCGCCAACCAGCAGTGGGTCGACCGTGTCTCCAAGTGGCTGGAGAAAAACCAACAATAGGAGAGCATCATGCAGAAGAACAAAGACGAATACACCAGCGACGAAGGACCGCCGCCATCGGACACGCGCGACCGCTACTCGCATCACTCGTCACCGCAGGACGATGTGCAGCAGGCCGTGCAGAAACCGCCAGCGGCCAGCACGCCGGGCCGTCGCGAGGTCACCGGCACGGTCAGCCGCAAGGAAGTGCCGATGCATGTCACCAAACATCCCGAACCGGTCGGTCGACCGAAGAATCGAAACTACGACTGATGAGGTTGAGGTATTGGCGGAATTGGTGGGGACTGAAATGCTGGCTGCAGTGCTGCGGCGGATGCATCGACTATGACGAGAAGTCAGTGCATTGGATGTGCGCTGATTGCGGAAAGGTAACGCGATGAACAACCGGCATCTCACGCTGCTGCAGCGCAAGCGCGCGATCCTCAAGGCGCGCGAGGAGTTGATTGCGTTCACGCAGTTGATGATGCCCGATGCAGACCACGCCGATGATCCGGCCTATTCGCTGTATTCGCCGCAGCAATTTCACCGGGTCATCGGCGCTGGCCTTGAGGAGATTGACGCGCGCAAATTCCGGCGGCTGATCATCAAAATCGGTCCCCGGTTTGGTAAGACGACGCTGGCGTCGAATATGTTTCCGGCGTGGTACATCGGTCGCCATCCCGACAAATCGGTGATCGTCGCCACCTACAATCAGACCTACTCAGAAGATTTGGGTCGCCGCATTCGCGACATCATGCAGTCGCCCGCCTACAAGCAGGTGTTCCCTGATCTGGAGATCAAGCAGCGGTCAGCCGCGGTTAACCGCGTCGAGACGACGGCGGGCGGCATTGTGTTCTGCGTCGGTCGCGGCTCGGCCATCACCGGTCGCGGCGCACATCTCATCGTGCTCGACGATCCGATCAAGGACAGAAAAGAAGCCGACAGCGCCGTCATCCGCGACACGTTGTGGTCGTGGTACACGCAGGTGCTGCGCACCCGGTTGATGAACAAGACCGGCGTGATCGTGCTGATCACGACGCAATGGACCGAAGACGACCTCATCGGTCGGCTCACCGATCCGCTCAATCCGTTCTACACCATCGACGAGGCGCGGCTCTGGCACAAGATCGATCTCCCGGCGCTGGCCGAGGACGACGACATTCTCAAGCGCGAGCCGGGCGAGAGCCTGTGGCCGGAGCGGTTCGACAAGGAATATCTCGAAGAAATTCGCGTCAGCGATCCGCGCGGCTTCAATGCCCTCTATCAGGGCCGACCGTCACCGCGCGAGGGCGCGTTCTTCCGCGCCGAGGACATGATCACCTACAACTCGATGCGCGATCTGCCCGCGCACGAGGAGATGCGCTTTTACGGCGCGAGCGATCATGCGGTGACGCAGGAGCGGCAAGGCGACAAGACCTGCCTGATGGTGGTTGGCGTCGACAAGGCCGATCATCTGTGGATCATGCCCGATGTGATCTGGCATCGGCTCGATAGCAACGTCGCGGTCGAGAGCATGCTGATCCTGATCGAAAAATATAAGCCGCAATTCTGGTGGGCTGAGAACGGTCAGGTCACCAAGTCCATTGCGCCGTTTTTGCGCAAGCGCATGCTGGAGAAGCGCGTGTTCTGCGCTATCGATCCGATCACACCAGCACAGGACAAGCAGCAGCGCGCGCAGTCGATCCAAGCGCGCGCAGCAATGAAGATGGTGCACTTCCCCGGCTGGACGAGATGGTGGGGCGAGGCGCAAGATCAGATTTTGAAATTCCCGCTGGGCAACAAGGACGACTTCGTCGACACCTTGGCGCTCATCGGACTGGGACTAAACAAGATGAGGCCGCGAACCAAGCAGCGGCCTGTGACGCCAGTCGTTGCGGAAGGCACGTTCCGCGCACTGCTTGCGGGCACCAGACGTCGCGAGGGGCTTGACCGGCGCAAGAGGAGCCTCAACGGATGGCTGTAGACACAACGATGGGCGGGCCGGTTGGCGGATCGCTGCTGGCGCAGATGCTCGCGGCGGATGGCACGGTCCAGTTTGGCTACGCGCAGACGGAAAATCCCGACAAGAAAGACACCATCCCGCGCGATGCGCCAGACCCGCCGGATCGCCGCAAGGCGCTGGTCGCGGCATGGACCGGGCGCGTCAAGGCGGCGAAAAAGCACTGGGATAAAGCGTTCCGGCGCATGCTGGAGGATCAGGACTTTGCCTTCGGCCATCAGTGGTCGAAGGGCAATCTGAACCCGACGAGCGGTGATGGGAGCAACACTGCCGATCCGCGCTACGTTGCCAATCTGACGCTGCGCCTCGTCGCGCAGAAGACGGCCTTCCTCTACGCCAAAAATCCCAAGGCCATCGCGCGCAAGCGCGAGCGCATGATTGCCACGGCGTGGGATGAAACGCAGACGCAGTTGCAGCAGTTGGTGCAAACCGGCGGCATGATGGTTCAGCAAATGACGCAGTCGGGGGCGATGCCGGGGATGCCGCCGCAGCCGGGTATGCCACCGGGGCAACCGGGAATGCCGCCCGGCGTACCGCCGGGAATGCCGGGTGCACCGCCGATGGGCGGCGATCCGACGATGAGCGGCGTCATGGGCGCGATGAGCGCCGTGCAAAGCAATCCGGCGATGATGGCAGCGGCGCAGCAGGGCATGGCGGTCGCCATGGATGCCGCGCGCGTCAAGGCGCAGAACGCGCTGATGGACAAACTCGGCAAGACGCTGGAGTTGCTATACGCCTACAACGTCGATCAGCAGGTGCACTCCTTCAAACAAATGATGAAAATGGTCGTGCGCCGCACCGTCACCTGCGGCGTCGGCTTTGTGAAACTGGGTTTCGAGCGGGTGATGGAGAAAAGCCCCAATCTCGAAAAGGGTATTGCCGATGCCGGTGAGCGCCTTGCCACCATCGAGCGCCTTGCCGCCGACATGGCCGACGATCTCACCGATGAGAACGACAAGGAGGCCGAACAGTTGCGCCTGCTGATCAACGACATGGCCAAGCAGGTCGACTTTGTCGCGCGCGAGGGGCTGACGTTTGATTACCCATTGCCGACCAACATCATCCCCGATGTGAAGTGCCTTGAGTTGCGCAACTTCCTTGGCGCGGACTGGGTCGCTGAGCAGTACATCCTGACCAAGAACGACATCGAGGAGATTTACGGCATCGACGTCGGCACCGAGTTTACCGGCTACAAGTGCTGGGACTTGCGCGGTCCCGATCCGGTGCAGATGGCGCGCGAGATGACCGCCGGTTACGACTGGGTCGAGGGCGGTAAGGCAGCAGATCGCGAGTATGATTTCTGCCTCGTGTGGGACATCTACTGCCGCAAGGACGGCCTCATCTACACCGTGTGCGACGGCTACAACGACTTCCTGCGCGAGCCAGCGTCACCGGAAATCTACAACGAGCGGTTCTTTCCTTGGTATCCGCTGATCTTCAACGAGTGCGATCACGAGACCGAAATCTATCCGCCATCCGACGTGCGGCTGATCCGCGACATGCAGCGCGAATACAACCGCTGCCGCGAAGGCCTCAAGGAGCAGCGCATCGCCGCGCGCCCGTTCACCGCGGTGGTGGCGGGCACCATGGAGGAGGAAGACCTCGACAAGCTGGAAAACCGGGCCGCCAATGCGGTGGTCGAGTTGAACGCGCTGCAGCCCAATCAGGACGTGAAGAACCTGCTGCAGGCCTACAGCGGCCCGGGCATCGATCCCAATTTGTATGAGGTGAACCCGGTCTACGAGGACATCCTGCGTACCACCGGCATTCAGGAAGCCAATCTCGGCGGCACGTCCGACACGACGGCGACGCAAACGCAGGTTGCCGAAGGCTCGCGCATGACGTCGATGGGTTCCAACATCGATGATCTCAACGATCTGTTGACGCAACTGGCGCGCAACGGCGGTCAAATCCTCATGGCCGAGATGTCGAAGCCGACCGTCGAAAAGATCGTCGGCCCCGGCGCGGTGTGGCCGGAATTGTCGCGGCAGGACATCGCGCAGGAAATCTATCTGGAGATCGAGGCCGGTTCGATGGGCCGACCGAACGCGGCGCAGGACATCGCCAACGCGCAGCGCATCTACCCGCTGCTGCTGCAAATCCCCGGTATCGATCCCAACTATCTGGCCAAGGACTTGCTGCAGCGGCTCGACGACCGCTTCGATCTCACGCAGGCGTTCAAGAGCATGCTGCCGTCGATTGTCGCGATGAACGGCATGGTACGCGGGCAGATGGGCGCGACCGGTGCGCCCGCGGGCGCAGGTCAGGGACCGCAGGGTGCCAACAACACCGCGCGCATGGGCAACACGCCGCCGGGTGGCCCGCCTGACATGACCGGCCAGTTGACCGGCACGCCGCCGCCGGGGTCTGCTGGTGGCCCGCCGCCACCGGGCGGGTGAACGCATACCGCCGCTATAGGGACGCCATGAGCTTTGAACAATCTATCGCTGTCTGCATGACCGAGTACGCTAAATGGCTTGATGAGCACAAAGAGCGGTTGCGCGATATGCCCGAAGGAGAACGCATTGATTTGTTCTTTGAGGAAGTCGTGTTGAGGCCCTTAAGCGAGCAACACCATGACCAAGAACGCCCGCGCCGCTGAACTCTGGGCACGACTGGAGAAGCGGCTGATCGAGCGGTGTGGCCTGCCGAACGGCCACATGCTCGACGTCAATCGCCCGTACCTGATCCGCTGGATTGGCGACCGGCTCAAGGCAACGCCGGTCGACGTCGGTAGGGCGGCGGCAGTGGAGAACGTAAGCCCGCCGCTACCGGTCAAGCGCGAGACGGTCGAAATGTTGACTTTTAAGTCAACGCGCGACGACACCATCCACAATGCCAAGCTGGCAGCGATGCTGGAGAAGTCTTGCTCCCGCCGCACCGGCTACGACGGCGATGACACTGTCAGTTACGAGCGCGGCTGACCGTTTGCGCGGCCAAATGTTCTAGTCTATCTTCCGCGCCTTCAGGGGAGATTTGGGTCGAGCGAGGTGTTGGCCAATGGCCGACGCTGAAAACTCGACACCAGCTGCGCCTGCTCTTGAAAATGCAGCACCGTCGCCTGCGTCACCCGCGCAGGCACCGGCATCTCCATCGACATCTCCCGGCGAGACTTCCGCGCCATCGCCAAGCGCGAAACCGGCAACCACCCGCGAAGCCTTACTCGACGCTGTGCAGAAGGCGGTCCCCGATAAGCCGCGCCCTGATCAGTTGCGAGAAGGTCAAGAGGCGGGAGGTGCTTCGCCAGCACCCGCAGCAAAATCTGAAACTGCACCACACGACGAAGAAGACCTCTCCGATCTGTCGGAAGACCCGACGCCGCAGGAAATACTGGAAGGAAACTTCCAAGGCGGCGGTCGTCGGCGCGTCAAAAAACTCCTTCGGCAGCGCGATGAGGCAAGGATCACGGCAGACAAACAGCGGCAGCAGATCGAGCAGTTAAATTCTCGAATGCCGCAGGCTGAAGCGGCTGCCAGTGTGCAGAAGTACCTGATCGATAACGACATCGGGAAGGACGACTTTCTGCTCACCCTTGAACTGGCCGCAGCGATGCGGCGCGGTGACTTCAAGGCCTTCTACGAGGGTGTCAGGCCTTACGTCGATCTGGCTGAACAGTATCTCGGCGTCACATTGCCCCAAGACCTGCAGCAGCGGGTGCGTGAAGGGCACATGACCACCGAGGCTGCGCGCCTGTTCGCGCGTGAGCGTATGGATCGCGGTCTGGCAGACACAGCCCGGCTGCGCACCGCGCAACGCTACGACCAGACCGTGCAGGAGACTGCGCAGCAGAACCTCCAGTCTGCCGTCGTTCAAGCTGTGAACGTATGGGAGCAGGCGACGATGCAGTCCGATCCAGATTACGCGCGAAAAAAACCGCTACTTCAGGACGTGATGTGGTCTGTGGTGCACGCACGAGGTCGCCCGCAGACGCCGGAAGCCGCCTTAGAGATCGCGAACGAAGCTTACAGGCGTGTGAACGAGCACTCTGCTCAGTGGGCACCTCCGAAACGCCCGACATCACGACAACCGAGTAGCACAGGCCGAACCAACGGCGCTGCGCCCGAAGCCAAATCCCTCAAGGAGGCTGTTGCTCAGGCCATCGAGCGCGCGCGCGTTTAGTTTGAAGGTGCGCGGAAATGCCGACGTATACGGCCCCGTTGCTGTCGCATATCACGACAGCGGCGTTGGACTATTGGCTCAACAAAGGCACTGCCTTTCAGGAAGCCATCCAAGAAAAACCCTTGCTCGCCATGATGGAGAGCAAGGCCAAGTCGTTTCCCGGCGGTAAGGGAAACATTATCATCAGCGTGAAGGGCGACTATGGCAACACTGCCGCCCCCGGCACTGGGGACTCGTTGGTTGGTTATCAACTCGATGACCAAGTTTTGTACTACACACCAGCGAACCTCACCCAAGCGATCTTCCCTTGGAAAGAACATCACATCGGTCTGACGCTGACGCACTCGGAACTCAAATCCGATGGCATCAGCGTGGTCGATACCGATGGCGATGAAACCAGCGAACACTCCGGTCGTGATGACACGGTGCTGGTCGGACTGCTCGACGACGCGCTGCAGGATTTGAGCGAACGCTACGCGATCTCGCTCAACAAACTGCTGTGGGGAAACGGCACCGCCGATCCGAAAGCCTTGGCTGGCATCGCCGCGCTCGTCACCGACAATCCGACGACCGGCGTCGTTGCCAACATCGACCGTGCGCTCAAACCGTGGTGGCGCAATCGCGCCTACACGTCGGCGATGGGCACGGCGGTCACCGGCACTCCGGCGCTGGCGGCATGGGGCGGTGCCCCGATTGCTTCCAGTGCGACCGGCGGCGGCGCGCTGATCACCAAACTGCAGAACGAGTACCGGCAATTGTCCCGCTTCGGCGGCAGGCCAAACACCGGCCTGTGCGGCAGTAGCTGGCTCACGGCACTCGAAACCGAACTGCGTGCCAACGGCAACTACAGCATGCAGGGCTTCGCGCAAGGGAAAGACATCAGCGTCGGCACCATCAGCTACATGGGCACCGACTTTGAGTACGACCCGACGCTCGACGATCTCGGTTACGCCAAGCGCGCGTACTGGTTCGACAACAGGGATATTTATTTGGTCAAGATGCAGGACGAGTGGCGTCATCAACACTCACCCGCGCGTCCGCCAGACAAGTATCTGCTCTATCGGGGCATCACCTCGACCGGGCAATTGTGTGCGCGCCGCCTTAACTCGGCGGTCGTGCTCGATATTGCCTGACGATGAGAACCGCCGGGGTCGCTGTTGCCCCCGGCGGTTTTTGCAACAGCAAAGGAAACTCGAAATGAAAATGCACTGGTGCACCTGCCGGGTGAACCTGTCAGGGCAAGGCCACCACATCATCGTCTTCGATCAGTTCAAGACGGTGTCGTGGCCGGAAGTACAGGTGCTGATGGGCCTGCACGGTCAGGAAAACGTCTTCGACATCAAGCCGCTGCGTCTCACCGATGGCATCGATGCCAAGCAGGAGAAAGTGCGGCTCGGGGCCAAGTACGGCAGGATCGTCGAGCAGGTGTTTCCCGGCGCGCTGCCGCGCATGGAAATGACCATGCCCGGCGAAAACGAGGATCAGCAAAAAGCCGACGCCGACGGTGATGCCTTGCCGGTCAACGGCAACGGTCCCGACGACGAGCCGGAGGACGAGCCGCCCATCGAGCCGGTCGGCCCGGCCACGTTCAAGCCCGGGCGTCACCGGCCACCGGCAGGTGTGTGATGCCCATCGGTGTCACGCTGGTCGATCTGCGGCGTGACCTGCGGGCCGAGACCGGCCAGTCGCTCAACGTCGCGCAGGGTGTGCAGTCGCAGTCGACGCAGGACAACCAGCTTGACCGCCAGCAGCGCGAACTGTGGGAGGCCTACGACTGGCCGCATTTGCGCTACTGGCGCGACGTGCCGGTGCTTGCCGGGCAAGACCTCTACGACTACCCGCCCGACATGCCGTTCGACAGCATCAACTACGTTCACTACGCGCAGAGCGCGACGACGCAGTGGAAGCGGCTGGCCTACGGCCTGCACGGTTTTCAAATCCGACCGGCGCAGCAAAGCCAAGGCACACCGGGCCGCTGGGGCAACATTGTCTCGGTCGATCAGGTGACGATGAAGACCAACCCGGTCGGACAAATCCAGTTGGTGCCGATCCCGGTCGGCCCCGGCACGCTGCGGCTGGAGGGGTCGGCCCCCTGCAATCCGCTGATCGATGACACCGACACCTGCATCATCGACAGCAAGGTGATCGTGCTGTTTGCCGCTGCCGAAATCCTCGCCACGCAGAAGGTCGAGGCGGCGCAGTTAAAGCTGCAGAAGGCACAAAACTATCTGCGCAAGCTGCTGGCCAACCAGAGCGCCGACAAGCGCCGCAACTACAATCTCGGCGGTGCCTATCACAACGGCTATCTCGGGCGCACGCCGTACATCGACTACATCCCGTCGTGAGGCGGCATGCCGTATTTCACAATCCAGAACTTTTCTGCCGGTCTCGATCTACGCCGCAACTCGCTGACCGCACCGGCAGGAACGCTGCGCTCGCTGAAGAACCTGCACGTCACCCCCGGCGGCGAGATCGAGAAACGCTTTGCCTTCACGCTGATCAAGACCGTCGACCCGGCGACCAAGGGTCTCGTCGAATGCAACCAGATGATCTACGTCTTTGCCCCCAATGGCCCGGGGCAGGTCGATCCCACCGGGCCGTTCGACGTCGGCGAAATGAAACTGGCCACGGCGACCATCGAGAAAGTCGTCGATTACGACCTGTTCGACAACAAGGTATTCAGCATCGTCTATATCGACACCGCCGGGACGGTCGGCAGGTACTACGATGGCATCCCGGTGCCGGATGCGCAGGGTCTCTACTGCCGCACCTACAAGACCAAGGTGCACGCCGTCGATCAGGGGGTGCTGTATTTCTCCGCGGTCGGTGTTGCCGATGACTGGACCGGCACCGGCTCGGGTTTCATCGACCTGTCGCTGGAGGACAGCGACATGAGCAACGCGCAGGCGCTGGAGGTCTATTACGACAAGCTGGCGATCTTTTCCGAGACGGCCTGCCAGTTGTGGGTGATCGACCCCGACCCGCTGCAGACCCAGTACACGCAGACGCTGCATCAGGCGGGCACCATCGCGCCGCTCTCGGCGCTGCAATACGGCTCCGGTGACGTCCTCTACCTCGCGCCCGATGGCATCCGTTCGCTGCGCGCGCGCAATGCCTCGCTCGCCGCAGCAGTGTCGGACATCGGTTCGCCGCTCGATCCCATCATGCAGGGCCTGTTCCGCATGAACGGCAAGGCTTGGCTGCACGACGTGATCTCGGTGCTGCAGCCGGTCGCCGGTCGCTTCTGGATCATCCTGCCGGATCGCGTCTACGTCCTCTCGGCCTTCGAGGGGGCCAAGATCACGGCGTGGTCGGAGTACGATCCCGGGTTCAACATTACCGCTGCGGCGACCGCCAGCCAGCGGCTTTATCTGCGCGACGATGCCAACAACATCTACGTCTACGGCGGCGACACCGTCACCGTGCCGTCGTATGACACCTCGCCGGTCGAGGTGGTGTTTCCGTTCCACTCCGGCGACGAGCAGTCGTCGGCGATCTTCAAGAAGTTTCATGGCATCGACTGCGCCTGCGAAGGCGAGTGGGACGTCTATGCGTCCTACGATCCCTCCACCGAGGCCGAGGACTATCTCGGCAAGTTCAACGGCCCGACGTTCCTGCAGGGCCGTTTCCCGATGGAGGGGCACGGCACCCACATCTCGCTGCGGATGCGCTCGGCAGTCGATGGCCCCCTGCTCCTCTCCAACATGATCGTGCATTATGACTTGGCCGAAAGCGGATGATCCGCGTCGAGATCGCGACGGTCTCTGCGTTGCAATACATCGCGCAGCACCTG